GAGCTGGACGACCTGGCGCACCAGCGCATGCAGGCCGCGCTCACGCTGCAGCACGAGCTCGGCATCCAGATGGTGGCGGCCAAGGCCGAGGCCGATGTGGCCACCGCCGAAGCAGGGGCCTTTGCCAAGGTGATGGAGTCAGCCTTCAAGCCCACCGGCTGGGCGGTGGTGGACATCTGGAACGGCATCATCCGCCCGTCGGCGGCCACCATCGCCCTGGTGCTGTGGTGCCTGAAGCTCGCCTCGCAGAACTGGAAGATGGACGAGTGGGACGTCACCCTGGCCGGCACCGTGCTGGGGTTCTTCTTCGCTGACCGCTCGCTGGGCAAGCGCAACAAATGAGCGCCGTCCAGACCGCGCGGGGGCTGTGCTTGGTGTTTGAGGGCCTGTACCTCAAGCCCTACCTGTGCCCGGCGGCGGTGCCCACCATCGGCGTGGGCAGCACGTTCTACGAGGACGGCACGCGGGTGAGCCTGAAAGATCCGCCCATCAGCAAGGAGCGCGCCCTGGAGCTGCTGGAGCACGAGCTGCTGCAGTGCCTGCCCAGGGTGCAGCGCCTGTGCCCCGGCCTGGCGGACTGGGGCGAGCAGGCCACGGGGGCGGTGCTGGACTTCGCTTTCAACTGCGGCACGGGCGCCCTAGCGGGCAGCACCCTGCGCAAGCGCATCAACGCCGACGACGTGCCTGGGGCGCGGGCGGAGCTGATGAAGTGGGTACGCGGTGGCGGCCGGGTGCTGCCGGGATTGGTCAAACGTCGAGCCGCTGAGGCGGCGTTGTTGGGCGGCTGAATCCTGGTGTAAACGGCGGTGTAAATACAGGTCAGAAACGCCCCGAAAAAGGTGTTTCCCGACAGTCACTTTCCCTCGTACAGCTAGACCGACACCTGGGTTCACACGGCAGGGGTCGCAGGTTCGAACCCTGCACCGCCCACCAAGGAAATCAACCACTTACAGCGGCCCCTCGGGGCCGTTCGTTTTCCTGGTGTAAGACGTCGGTGTAATTTGTGGCCAGCTCACCGAGCTTTTCCAGGGCCTTGCGCTGCGGTGCGGTCATCACGTGCGCATAGCGCTCGGTGGTCTTGATCGACGTGTGGCCCAGGATCTCGCGCACCACGTGCATCTCCACGCCCAGCTGCAGCATCACCGTGGCGCAGCTGTGCCGCAGGTCATGAAAGTGCACCTCGGGCATGCCCGCGCGCTCACGCGCCCGCCGGAAGCCTGACTTCACCCCTTCGAAGTTGATCTGCAGCGGCAGGTGCGCCAGCCAGGGCCGCAGCGCGGGCACGATGGGCACCTCGCGGTAGCGCAGCGTCTTGGTGTTGCCGGCAGGAATGCGCAGGGTGTCCGCCCCGATGTCCTCGCGTTTGATCTTGCAGACCTCGCCTCGGCGGCACCCGGTGAGCATGGCCACCCAGATGGCCACCCTCACCTGCTCGCTCGCGGAATCGGCCAGCGCCCTCACCTGCTCCATGGACAGGTACACCGTGCGCTGGTTGTTCTCGGGCAGGCGCCGCACCAAGCTGCTGTAGTCCACGGGCGTGCGCCCGCGCTGCCAGGCGGTGCCCAGGGCTTTCTTCAGGGTGCCCAGGCTGCGGTTGATGGTGGCGGCGGCGTAGTGCGGCTGCAGGTCTTCTACGATGGCCTGGGCCACCTCGCGGGTCTGAGAGGCGCGCTTGCCTTCCAGCCAGCGCCCAATGCGCCATGCGTGGTGCTTGGCGGTGTCGGGGCTGCGCAAGGTGCTGGCGTGGCGCTCGGTGTAGTCGGCCAGCAGCTCGGCCAGCAGCGGGTCGCCCGGGATGTGGGGCTGACGGACGGCCTTGGTGTGCAGCGCCCGGATCAGCTCTGCCTCAAGACGCTTGGCATCGCTCGCAGTTGCACCTTCCGGGAGGCGGCGGTGAAGGCGTCGACGGCTGACGCAAGCCTCTGCGTGCCAGCGGCCAGCGTCGTCTTTTCTGATCGGCATGATGATCCGGCTTGTTCCTGGGTCCAGGCGATGACGGCGGCCAGCTCAAAGCGCCGGCGGCGGCCCACCAGCATACTCGGGCAACCGTCCAGCACCATGCGCGCGACGGTGCGCTCGCTGGTGCGCAAATGTGCGGCCAACTCGGCCGGCGTGAGCAAGCTGCGCTCAATGGATGCCATGGTGCGCCTCCGTGGCCCGCACCAGCGCCACACCCTTGTGATCGCGGGCCAGGGCGCGGGCCTTGAGCTCGGCCATGCGCTGCTGGCGGCGGTACAGCGGCTCCCAGCCGTCAGCCTTGAACAGCTCGCCCTGCGACGGTGAGAGCTGCAGGTATCTGTACCAGTTGTTGCCGCGCTCCATCTTTCGCCAGGCGGCGGGCAGTTGCGGGTCATTGAAGGTGGTGCGCATCTCTTCGGCCTTGCGCTGCAGCTCGGCGATCTGCGACTCCAGAGCGGTGAGGTTCATGCGGTCTCCCTTGCTTTTTGTTCCAGCTCAATGAGCAGGTCGATGAAGTGGCGGGCCTTCTCCAGGTCTGCGATGCCGCCCTTGGCGCGCCAGCGGGTGATGTACTTCACGACGCTGCCCTCGATGAACGGCAGGCCGTTGGCGTGGATGTACTGCACGGGCTGGATGGCCAAGCCCTTGTAGTGGGTGCCGGCGACTTGGGTGGCAAGCGCGCTGGTGGTCATGCTTGCCCCTCCGCTTTGGCTATTGCTGCGCGGGCCTTGTCGGTCATCCCCCTTTCCAAAGTAAGTTCTTTCAAGGCTTCCAGCAGATCAGGCGCGGCGGCGATGAGGCGGGCGTAGTCCTCGGACTTCACAATGGCCAAGGCACCGATACCGGGCTCGATGATGTCGAACGCCTCCGGTTCATAGCGGCTAATCTGATAGCTCCACGGCCCTGGTGTGTGCTTGCTCATGCGTTGCGCTCCTTCAGCTTATCTTCAAGCCATAACACAAGCCCTTCAACGCCGACATGCCGACAGACGTGTCTGGCTTTCTCATGCTCCTCCTCCGTCAGCCCTCGCCACTCGCGGCGGGGTGGGTGGGTGTAAAGAAGCGTCCCAACAGGCAAATCCTTGAGCAGCATTGCTATCTTCATGTCAGGCCTCTGTCCGAGGTATTGCCCGTCCCAAGACAGATGAGCACCCGACACATCCATTGCCACCGTCGCCACCGGCTCTTGCTCCGGCTGCTCCAGCGCGGCCTCAATTTCCTGATTCGCATCTGTCAGGCGTTGCAGCGCATCCTCTGTTAGCGCGGCGCGGAGGGCGGTGATAGTCGGTTGGAGTGCTGGCCAATGTGGAACCCCACTACATGACTCCAACGCCTCCAGCGCCTGCTGGACGGCCTCACGCAACGCGCTCATACCCGCCCCAACTGCCACACGCTATTCGGCCCCTTGGCCGGCTTGGGCTCGGCCTTTGGTGGCTTGGGTGGCGCGGCGTACTTGATGGGCGGCGTGGGCGCGTCCTGCGTCTGGTACAGGCCGGGAAACGCCTGCTTGCCAAAGGGCCGGGTGCCGTCTTGCAGGATGTTGCGGATGTGGCCCGACTTCACCAGGTTCTGCAGCGCGTAGATGGCGCGCTTGGGCTCTGCAGCAAACTCGGCGCGGATCTCGCTGGAGGTGCGCGGCTGGCGGCAGAACTCAAGCACCCGGGCGGCTCGCTCCATGACGTACCTCATGCCGCCTCCTTCACAAACACGCCGTCCGCGCGCAGGGTGCCGCGTCGGTCCTTGATCTGCTCGTAAGCCGCCTGCAGGCAGCGCGTCAGGTCCACATCGGCCAGCGCCGCGCCGATCACCAGCGTCACCAGCACGTCGCCGTAGGAGTCCACCATCTCGGCGTGGTCGCCGCGGTGCAGCGCCGACAGCAGCTCGCCCAGCTCCTCGTGCGTCTTGATGGCCTGCGCCAGGGGCGTGCTGTTGGGGACGATGCGGCGGTCTTCCGCCCAGCGCAGCACCTTCATCTCGTACTCGGTCCAGCTCATACGGCCTCCATCTCCACCCGCGACGGGCAGCGTTCGTCTTCAATCACCCACACCCCCAGCCACACCTGGCGCATGGCTTCTGGGTGCACCGGGCTGTTGCGCTCGTTGCGGGCGCAGGTTTCGCACTCCAGCCGGCAGGGGTTGCCGGCGCAGCGGGCAAAGTCCTGGGAGCGGTAGTGAGTCATTGCGGCCCCCGCACATCTGCCCAGTGCGTCACGCCGTCGACCACGCCGCCGCTAGCCGCATCGAACCAAGCGCCGGCCTCGTCGTCCCACCAGCCCGAGAACCATTCCCGGGTGTCGCGCCAGCACAGCACGCTGATGTCGGCGTCGGGCTTGGTGGCCGCGGGGGTCCAGTTCAATGTTTCGGTCATTGCTGCGCCTCCCAGGCCTGGATGAAGTCAATCAGCTCGGCCATCTCGGCCTTGCTCAGCCGGCTGGTGCGCTGGAACACCACGTCCACGCCGTGGCCGTCCAGGGCGGGCACCACCACCAGCTGCTCGCCGCGGGTGCGCATCCACGCGGCCGTGAGCAGGCGCTTCCAGACCTCGGCCTCCCACTTCCTGCCGGCCCACTCGCGCCGGCTGGCGATGTCGGCCAGGGTGGCATGCAGCAGCGCGTTCTGGCTGTTGTTGCGCCGCTCTTCCTCCACGCTCAGGGTGATGCGCTGGCCCTGCAGCAAGCGGGGCTTGAGCCAGCCCCACAGGCGCTGCAGCGTGATGTGGGCTTCCTGCGGGTTGTGCAGGGTGGTGGTGTGGGTCATGCCAATGCCTTGATGGTTTCGTTCAGCGCATCGAGCTCATCCAGCTTGCGCACCGCCCAGGCCCGCTTCTGGCCATGCCAGCCCATCACGGGGCCGCGGTGGCAGCTCTCGCAAAGGGCCACCGCCGTGAACTGCAGGCCCTGCTTGATGTGGTGCGCCTCGCTCGGGCCCGGGGCGCCGCACACACTGCATGCCAAGGCTTTCACGCGCGCCAGGTAAGCGCGCTCGCGGGGGTTGAGCCGGTTGTGCATGGCAGCTCAGAAAGGCACATCGTCCTCAACCGGGGCCTGACGCGCCTGCCAGGCCTCGTCCTTGGCCTTGGTGGGCTTGGGCGCGGTCTTCTGTGCGGCCTCGAGTACGGCGGCGTTGAAGGCCTCGCTGCACCACACGTGGTTCCAGTACTTGCCCGAGTCCATCTTCTTGGCCGGCCAGGAGATGAACGGGCCGTTCTTGCCCTCCACGATGCGCGCGCCCTTGATGGTGATGAAAGGCTCCACGCCTTCCTTGCTGGACAGGGCGACGTTGAACTGGTCGCGGATGTGTTCGATGGCGATCTTCATGCTGCTTCTTTCTCTTGGTTGGGGTTGTTGGCTTTGATCGTTGCGCGCAACTTGCTCTCGGTCTTCAGCAGGCTCCACACGTAGACGCGCTGCTCGTTGCTCTCAAACGTGGCGGGCTCGTACCAGACGCGGATGGCCTCCAGGTCGCGGCCGTTGCGGTGGCAATCGATCATGTAAAGCGCCACCTCTTGCATCTCCATGCGCTCTTGCTCCTGCAGGGCGTCGGCGGCGCCGTCCGTGGCGCTGATGGGGCCGGACTTGGTGGGCTCGCCCTTGTCGCCGTTGATGGCGCGCTGCACCTCGTCGGCGCT